AATTGCTTGTTAATGCTATCTGCTAAGGTGTTTGCTAACGCATCTTCCAGTTCTAGTTTGCTTTTACTCTTTGCCATTTATAACTCCTTAATTGAAAAGATCATTGAATGCAGATGAAACATCATCTACTTTTGTTGCCGTAGGCTTCGAAGTCGCTTTTGCTGGTGCAACTGCTGGTGTCTCTTCTTCGTCATCGGCTGCTACATCAGAATCTGCATTTTCTGGATTCATCCATTCTGTTAATGCTTGTTCTAATTCTTCATAAGTTGGCTCAGGGAAGATATCCGTGATTTGCGGTTGATTCATGATTTTCTCTGCAATTGATTTGTCTTCAGTTGCAGGTTGAGTGTTTGGCTTAACACGAATTGCTGTCTTAGGAAATGCAGCACCTTCTGCTGGTGTGAATTCTACATCGATATCACGACCATTCATCAAATCCGTAATGTCACCATAATCTGGATCTGAGATGATAGAAAGAAGTTCAGTGTAGATTTGTTTTCCAAAGCCCCAAAACTTAACTCCTTCTGACTCTTTTCCTCGCACGATAACAGGAACATAAGTTCTCATTTTAGGCTCGATTTTACGACCCATGATCCACTCATCTTTGTCGCCTGTTTTCTTGAGCTTGTCAGAAAATTCAACAATTGGATCTGCGTTTCCGAAAGTGATTGGAGATAGCATTGAACGCTTACCGATATCGTAGTGAAAATACAATTCCAAGAACGGATTGTCTTTACGATGTACATAAGGTACGATTCGGATTCTAGTTTTACCTGCTTCAGGTTTCCACAAATTTTGTTTTTTGTCATCAGATTTGTTCAACTGATTTAGTTTCGCCTTAATTGCATCTAAGTTAAGTGCCATAAGTCTTTCCTTTGTTAATTAGTTAATAAAATATAAAAATATAATTACAATATAAGTAATTAAAACGTTAATTCAAAGTAATTAGTTAAATTTTTTTAAAATAAAAAATCGTATATTGTTTCGGTAGTTATACCATGTTTTTGTGCTAATGCTTCATCCTGAATATCCACGGTTTTTAAATCACCGTCTTCTTCAAATACTACTGTAAAATTAATTGTGTCAGAACCCACTTTCAAATCACAATCAAATTCAATGTCAGACACTAAGCGTGTTTGATCATATGCACCAGTTGGATCATTTTGACTGGCAACATCTTGTTTGATGTCATTGATGATGTCTCGAAATGTATCTTTTGTGTCCGGAGTGGAACCTTGAAATGTCAAACTAACAATACCAGCAATATTAGTATCATAATCAGCACGGTTAATGTGAAGTTTAAAGTTGTTAGGATCTACTCGCAAGTTACCTGTTCTAGGATCGCGGTTAGCTCCACTATCAAATCCTAATTTATTTTCTAAGTCATTTAAATCAACTTCGCGCAGATTCTTAGTACCAAATCGACGCATATTTTCTGCTAGGATGTTTTCTAGTTTTTTCATAGGTATCTTAACTTAGTTTAATATTCTTTAATGCTGCATACTGTTGTTCTTCATTCTGTCGCGATTTGATATATTGTGTAGTTGTAATCATACCTTTAGCAAACGCATGATTCCATAAGTCAACCATCTGGCCTTCTTCTTTAATCCACCACATCACACTTTTTTTGTATTTTGAATAAAATGCTTCATTGACTGTGATTAAATCTTTGGTTGTTTTTATTTGTGTGATTAGTCCCCATAATAATGGAACATTGGTACTAAAATCAGGAAAGTTTCCTGGGGTTTCAAATGATTTCTTAAACTTATCAGCCATTTCCATTGCTTTTTGTGTAGAAATGGTACTCATTGATTGATCTTTAAATTGCATTCGATTGACTAATATATCCTTCACTGAAAATTTTTGTGCTCCAGCGTTATTTGTATTATAAATCGTACCTGATGATAGATTTGGATCTAATTTGCCCCTATAGATGTTGGTGTCAGTGTCAGTAATAGTTTTAACTTGCACATTGCCGTTAATATCGACAATGCATTGTCGTTGATATCCTGCTGAATTATCTAAATGAAATGCTGGCTCGATAAATAATGCCTGTATATTATGTTCAGCATCTTGTTTCTTTTCCCAATCTCCTCGATCAGCCATGTTAATGTTGAATTCACGCAACCACACATATTCCGGTTTAGAAAAATAAGTTTTAAATGTTTTGAATAACATTGCAACTTTTACTAGAAATGGATTAATCGAATTATCTTGGGTTGTTGTATCTGATGGGTTGTTTTCGGCTTCGTGTAGATTCTTGGTACCGAAGCGACGCATATTTTCTGCTAGTATATTTTCTAGTTTTTTCATAATTTACTTTACTTATTTAGAAAAACGGTATCCGTAATTGCTGGTATCTCCGGCTTGGATTGAATGTGCGTGTTGCAACATACGATTAAGATTATTTCTTACATCTCGATAAGTTCCTTGCCATCCGCTATATGTTTTTGAATATGGATATAATTCTAAAAATGCATCTATAAAATCCATGGTAGTCGCACTTCCGGGCGTTTTATCTTTATAGATCGATAACAAATCCATCACATCATTTTTAAACTCAGCCATATCAATACGAGCTCGTTTTATTCTAGAATAGTTTTGTTCTAGTTTAGTTAGAAAACTATCTTGTATTTTTTGATCTGCTTCGGCATCTAACCCATCTGTTTCACCTCGTTGAAATGGGGTTTGATATTCGTCTTCGTTTAATAAATGTTTTAATTTTAACATAGTTATTCCTATTACTTATATAAATATCAATGCCAAGAAAATTTCTTGAAAAATACCAGATTAATAACACGATATCCATCATCATCCGTTAAAATGAATGAATTCTGATATGCTGACCAATCTAATTGATATGTCTTATCTAATACACCATTATTCACTGCTCGAATCACTTCATTTAAAGCATTTACCGTGTACAGCGTGTTTGTTTCTTTTTTACGGTGGATGCTAATAGTATTTTGTCCTCTGCGTCCTGAGTCAATAGCATTGTATGTGCAATACAAGTTATCAGATACTTCTGCATTGGAAAACACAAATATTCTGCGTTCCGGAATTTGGTAGTTTGTTTGTATGTATTCTGTGATTATGTTTAAATCTGTACGGTGCGCAAAGGTGCAAAGTAGCTGAGTCTTTACCATTCATTTTCCTCATTTATGTCGACGTCACTTAAGTCAATTTTATCAGCGCCAATAGCCTTTTCAATTATTCGTATTTTACCTGCATCTATCACAACATATCGAAAATCTCTAGTAACTCGTATTCTGTCTTTTCTAAACACAATGAATTGTAAATCATTGCCTACGATAGAATCAACTGCTTCTTGCAAATCTGTTTCCAATGCTTCTGGGACGCGTACGTATTTTAAACGTCGCAATTCTGCATTGATATATGTTATATCTTGACTGCCGTCGCCAATTGGTTTTATTACAATATTACCATCGGGTGTTTTAGTTAATGGTTCAATTGACATTTCAATTGGTGTTGCATTTGGTCCTCGTAGAATGACATTGGTATAACCTTGTATGTCTGAATTTAATGCGTTTGCTTCTCGATAAAACTGCATTAAAAACTGTTTGTCTTTCATGTTCAAGTTACCTGCTAAAATAAAAGCACGACGGTCATCTAAATATGCAATTGAACTTAGTAATTCTTCATTAAAATATTTATGGAAATCAAATTTTGGATTTTCCATTGTGCCTCTTAGCTGATCTAATCGTTTCAGGGTGGTTACAATTTCATCCCAAAATTTAAATCGAGTAACACTGCCTTTAGTTCCTAATCTGATTGATTTTGCGTTGCCTTTTCCTCCGGTATAATCTTTTATTTCATAAGATTGACCATTTGCTGTCATATCAAAAGATGTAGTACCACCATTAATTTGTGAAGTATTAATTATAGTAGCTAATAAAATTTCACCTTTTCCTAATCCTTTTGGTTCAAGCTTGAATAAATCATGGCTTAATCCATTTCTAAAGTCTATAGTATTCAATGCTTCTTCAGAAACGCCGTTTTGAGAATATAATAATGATGCAAATTGCATACATTGATCATAACGCAAATTATTTAAAAACTTTAAAGTAATATCATTTGCTTCTGTAGGCAATAATCCTAAAAATTCTCGAAATTCATCAATTTTACCTGCTCGAACAACTGCAGCTTCCAACATTTTATTTTCAATAGAATCAAATTGTATGGCTTCTGCAATAACTTGTTTGTTAGAACCTTGTGCTCGCTCAACAATTTGGCGTGCGTCATCGGCTGATATATTGGCTACTTCTAAAAGAACATGATATAGTATTTCATAATCCTTAGCATTAGTAGGATAACCTTTCGGTAATCGATAACACCATTCTGTTAAAATTAAATCAATGTTCATAACGTGATAGTTTTCATTTTACTATAAATATGTCCGGCTTTTGTTTTTACCGGGAAATTGCCTTGTTCTAATACGTGCTTGATTGCAGGTATTATGTGTTGTGCTTCTGCAGTGGGAACATCGAACAACACGGAATCATAAGTATACAATACCATGCAGGTTTCATGTCCTTCTAGCAGTGTTTGACATTGCCGTAACTTTTGCACCGATACCTCAGTTTCAACGGCTTGCAAATAATAATTAAACAGCTTGTTTGCTGTCATGTTTTTCACTGTGTCTGATGTTATTGGTCTTTGCAGTATGGGTGTTTTTATACGTCCTTTAGCTTTCCATTGTCTCCACAAATCATACACAAACGTGTTTACTTGCTGAAAGAATGGTATAGATAAAAACTCAGTATCAATACCTCCATACAACAATCGAAAAGTTATCTGCTTGCTTTGTTCATATTGTTCCTCAGTCAATTCTGTCGTGCTAAAATAAAATCGCCCAAAGTATTCATGCACAGATCCCGCAGGCAATGCATATCCAATTAATCGGGCTATTAATCTAACGTGGTATGCATCAAAGTCCATTTCTACCAAAGCACCATTATCAAATCGACTACAAAATGCATCGCGGGTACCATCTTCTTTGTTCATTGCAGCAAAATTAAATCCTCGATATGCATTGCTAGGTCGTCCTGTTACAGTATGATAATTGTAACTTGAGTACACTTTGTTCTGTGTTATTAAATCTGGCATTCTGAACGTGTCGGTTACTGACAACCCTGCAGATTCAATTGCAGCAAATGTTTCTGGATATGTTGCATTGAATTGTAAATACGAATCCGTTAACTTTGCGTTCATACACATTGGCCAGGCATAATGTCGAATTTTCTGACACATTGCTAAATGTTGTTGCAATGGCACTACTGCATTTACTTGTGCCAATGACGAATGTCGGCGCCAATAAAATGTATGTGCCGCGGTAGGATAATAAGACTCATCATATGCTTCGCCGTAAGTGTACCACCACAAAGTTTTTACATCCCATACGGCAGCGTTTCCTCCGATTTGAAGCCAGGCCTTTTTATCATGAACAAAGATATTCTGCAATGCAAGAAACCTCGGCAGATGTTCAGGAAAGCCCCTTAGTTGTTCAGTATGTCGGAATGGCACAATACGTTCTACATCATCTTCGGTATAAACATATAAAGCAATTACTGGATTCTGAGTAGGGTGCAATGCTGGACTAGAAAAAATAGGTACTACTAGGGTGCGTTTATCTGCCACACATTGTAATAACGCGTCAATTTCTTCTACATGATCCAGTACCATACATTAAATATATGGAAAAAAATGCAGAAATCCAAGTTAATTGATATCTTCTGGAATTATGTATGTGGTATCTGTATATAATTCTACTAGATTTGCTAGCTTAGTTTGAATGTTTGGTATACTTTGTTTTGCAAATTCAATTTGCTGCAGATTACGTTGTTGCACACTCAATGTTTGCACCGTGCCAGTTGTAGATGGTACCAATGTGCCTGTAATATACCAACGCATTGTAACTGTGCGATACATGTTAGGATCGATTACTTGCTGTGATATATCCGTGTATTGTTTTACATCAATTTCAGTAATTCCGTATTCATTGTGTTTTTGTGCAAAGTATCTTGTCAAATATCCAACTCGTATTTCTTGCTGTGTAGGCGATGGGACGTATGAAGTAAGTGATGTTTTATATCTAGTTTGTTGACTAGGCTTCAGATTGCTATACACTATTTCAGTGGCTGTCATATCTTCATATGGTATCAACTTTTTTGATAGAGTTGCGTCATATGTTCCTAATGTGAATGCATCGCCATTAGTATATGTATGATAAAATCCAAAGTATTCTGCAAAATCTGACTCAATCATCCACTCAGATCCGGTAGTATACAAATACTCTGTTATCTCATCTGGCGAATAATATAATTTAGTTCTCATTATTGTCCAATTCTAGGTCTCATTATACATCTAACCACAGTAGTCCATTGACCGTCTTGTGTCACATCATGTTCAATTCCTATAACACTAAATACCGTGTTGATTCGATATCGGTATGGTAATATATCAAATGTAACAACATCACCATAACGAAATCCATTAACACCATCAATTGTAAATTCTGCTTCAAATGGAAATATTGGGGCAGTTATTTGCTGAGCTTGTTTGAGTTCTGGTTTTGGATACTGTAAATATTTCACTAATGCTTCATTTAATGCTTGTTGTTTAGTAACATCACTCATACTTTTACCGTAATCTTCTCGATGTCTAGTTAATTCTTCTAAAAACTTTGCATTATTTTTTTTATAAATTGCATCTGCCGTTTTTATTTTTTCTGGATCAGATGAATTATACATGTAATTTAAATATGGCGCAATTTGGTCTTCAGAAATTTCATCTGGATTCTGATTTAACACATATGACAATGTAGATACGCTATCTGGGATCTTAGCTGACAGTTTAAAGTCTTGCACAATGCTACCAATTGCCCCATTAGTTACGCCAGATGGATATTGTGCACTCATCGGGACATGATACGGTTGTACCTTATCTGTTTCGCTCGGAGTACCTAGAAAATTTTCATCATAAAATGCTAACAACGTATCATTCTTAGGGTGTGTTATTAATTTTAAACTGATTGCCCCGCCGGTTGCAGATGAAATTACTCCACTAATGCCAGATAAAAAATCAGAAACCTTAAATGATCCGGCA